AACACAACAAAAACAAAAAAACCCGCCGAAGCGGGTTTTCCCCTACACAAATTCTTACGAATTTTGTGCAGGTTCGGAAACAACCTTAACCAACATAGGCTCAGGCGCTGCCTGAAGAGGCTTTAACAGACCTAAACGGCGAGCTTCATCACGATTAGCATCATCATCAACAAAAGCCATAAACGCTTGTGGATCATTACCAAAACGAGCACGCAATTCAGCAGGAACACGTAAAAATTCTTGCTGAGCCTTACGAACAAGATTCATAGCAGTATGAAAATCAGGCAAATTAGTGAAATCACCAGACTGAGGCATTTTAACATCGTTAGGTAATTCTCCTGTAAGGCCAAACCGCCTAACGATCGTATTAATATTAGACTCTTCCTCAGCAGACTGAATAGCCAAAGACGGGTCATCACAAGTCAAAGCAGTCTCATTAGAAACTGCATCCATGTCATAGTTATATGACGAACGAATAAAAATTTCACGCTTACGCATATTACTTCCTCAAAAGGTGAGTTAAAAGATCAAGTACAGCTTTGTACTGTTGAAGTTCACGACCAAGATTACCAGCGCTTTTAGCAGCATCAACATCATAACCTTTCAACTGTGTTTCTTTACCAATTAAAGCGGTCTCCGCAACTTGACGCAAAGTCTCTGCATCAATCTTTGGAATCTCCTTAAGAATCTTACGAGTAGTAGCAACAATCTGCTGATTAGTTGCGCGAATGTTGTTACCTTCATCACGTAAATTCTCATATTGCTGACCTAAATTCTTGATAACAGCACGAATTTGATCGTTAGTAGATTGCAAATTCTCAACTTCTTGCTTAGTCTTATTAACAGTTTCATTCATTAACTTAACATTAGCACGAGATTGAGCAGCAGAACCATAATTAGCCTCTTGTTGAGACTCCTGCAAATTCTGAGCTTGAAAAGATGCAACAGCAGGAGAAATAGTATCTTGAAACTGGGCAGCTTGCCCAGTAGGTTGACTACCAACTCCTTGTTGATACGCAAGCATAGGGTTTAAACCCGCAGCCTCCATATCCTTAACAGTAGTCTGCCAGCGAGAAGCATATTGTTGGGCAGAAAAGGCGTTAGCTGCAGCTGTCGAATCGGCAGCTTGCTGATTACGCCTTTCTCCTCCCAAAAATGACAAACCAGCAGTAATCAACGAGGCCGGACTAAAAGCACTCGAAACCCCGTTAACTATCACTTTACCGAGTGAAGGCAAATCCATATCAGAAATGATCAATCATGCCAGGAACAGAATACAGAGGCATAGGTCGAGCAGTTACACAATTAAAGAAAGAATCAAAAATAAACTGCTGACCATTAGCACCTGCACCAACTGCAACAACACGAGAAACAGGAGGAGTCTCCTGTATAAAAGTGCTGTTCAAAGTAGGCAAAGATGTAAACTTCTGCGCCAAATGCCAGGCATCAATAGTACCGGCAGAAGTAGACTTGAACAAACTTGAAATTTGAGAAGGCTTATAACGATATTCGGCCCAACGCTCTTGATAACCAAAAACGCCAGAATCGTTAACAGAACCATCAACAAAAATCTCACGGTTATAAACAGGCTGTTCACCCAGCATAGCAAAAGCTGGGAAATAAAAATCATAACGAGTAGATCTAGACCACATACGGGGCAAACCCTGCTGGTAAGTCAAATCTGCACGAATAGAAACTAAACCAATAATTACGCCGTGTTCAGTGAACGACTGAGTAAAGCCATGACCAGAGGCGAGGACAGTACCAACACCAGCAAGATTAGCGAGAGGAGTACTACCGCCAGTAACGCCTGTACCCGATGTCTGGGCAATAGGATTAATAATAACTGGAGTAGAGCCGCCACCAAGATATTCAGGACGCTGGAGACGAGCGTCAGGAGAAATAACACCGAAATGAGCACGAATAATCTCCGTATAACGAGTACCACCACGAGCATCACGTTCTAACAACTTCTGAATCTGGAATGACTGACGAAGTTGATTAATAGTTGCAGCAGTAGCCTGAGACAAATCAGCAAACAAAGGAACAGTACCAGTTACAGCAGCAGATGTATCAACTTGAATTTGATCACCTACATTACGTTCCAAACCACGCTGCAAACCAGTGGCAAAATTACGAACACTTACTTCACCATTAGTACCAGAATAAGAAACAGGTGCAGAAATACCCAAAGGCAAAGTAACAGAAGCACCCTTCTGCGGCCAAGGTAAAGCGGAAGTAAAATAATCATGACGCTTACCACGACGCAACAAAGCATAATTAGTAGCAGCAGAAGAATCAGGACCATCACCGGTATCAACAGTTACAGAATTCTGTAAATTCTGATCTCTAAACCACTCATTCCAAATAAGATTGTAAGCACGAGTAAAAAAAGCACAATGGGAAACAGTATTAGCATTACCAACCTGGCCAACAGTTGGAAGACCCATGTAATCTTGCAAAGAACCAACAGCATAACCTCCAACTGGTGAAACTTGTTGAGGGACAACATAAGAAATTGAATCACCAGGATTACGCTGCTCACCCATAAACTTCTGCCAATTATCCCAAATCAACCGATTAGGTACAAAAAAGAAGAAAGAATCAAGGTACATGTTATCCATGACCGGAAAAATAGGAGTAGCAAGACGGGCAAAAGCCGTCATATTCAAATTAAAAGTATCACCAGGTAAAACTTCATCAACATAAACAGGAACAAGATAACCAGCATCAAAAGTAGTCTTGTGAGCAAACTGTCTATCAAATTTAGCCCTAGGAATCTCGGCCTGGGGAATCATCGCAAACTGGTGGGGATCCACCGAGCGATTCTTGTGCATCATTGTCATTGAAAACCTCTCTTCAACATAGAAAGACGAGCAGATTGAACCTGCTCACGAACAGAAAGACGAGCAGTAGAATTCTCACCCTTCAAAGTCTGAGTATAGCCATCGAGCTCACGCTGGGCAACAATATCAGAAAAAGAACCGGGATCTTCACGCTCAAACAAGATATCGTAATATTTAGGAGGTTTAGTCTTAACTCCATTAACAATCACATAATCTCTAGGAAAGACATCAGTACGATACTTAGCCAACCAAGCTGCGCCAATACCAGGCTTAAGAGACATATGGTTAAACTCAGGGACTCGATCAATTATCTCACCATCTTCAGTGACTACTCTGTAATGAGCTTCAGCTAAATCACCAGTAACCTTCTGAATACAATACCTAGCAATATAGGCAGCAGACTCAAAAGTAACATTACCGACACTAGAAAGGCCAAGTGGCCATAAAGATTCCAACAACTTAGAAGTATAAATCTTCTCACCCGAAGAAGTCTTCTTAAAATAAACCTTATCCAAAAAGTCATAACCAAAAATACAAGCGTGAAAATGAGGACGAATAGTACCGTTCTCACCATACTCGCCACCAACGTAAAAACGAACTGGGGACTTAATACGCTTACGTAAACGCTTCATAAACTTCTGAAAATCAGCATAATCTAATGAACCTCCAGGGGGCAAATTGGAATCATCATAGGTAAGTGTAATAAAGCAGTTGTGGTCATGTAAAGACGACTCATGCAAGCACCGCATAGCCCACTGTCTAGACCGCTCAAGTCGGCAGCCGATACACTGTCCGCATGGTAACTCGAGAGTACCTTCAACGCCACGCTTATTCCTACTTACAAACTTTACCGAGCCATCCGACATCCGCACAGCCGGCATTGGATGGAAACAAGGCATTACAGACGCCAACCACCACGCATAGGATTGAGAGCCACATTAGCAGCAGCAACAGTCCGAGAATGATGTTGAAATTGCTTCGCAGAACGATGCTTATTCACATAATGACGAGAAACAGGGCGCATAAAACCTCCAAAGTTTGAACAAAAAAAGGAGACACCTGAAAGGTGTCACCTAGACCAGTTACATCAAGTAGAAAACTGGTCAGGCGGGAGAAACTCCCGCCCAATAGTACATCAGGATTGAACATCCTTCAAGTCTTTCGCCCTAGCGATAAGACGAGGCTCGATAACTTCAATGATGCCTGTCGCATCATCAAAAGAACCGATCTCATAAAGCTCAAAATCATCAGGATGACGTGCAAGATCATCCTTAGAATCAGGACGATTAACCTCATCACGAAAACCCCGCAACGCAACAGGAATAGCGGGAACAAAAATAGGACGACCAAATGCTTGAGCAGCAGTGTCCTTAACAGAAATAATAACTTGTTTCATACAACCTCCAACTTAGAACGGACAGATTCAATAGCGTTCAAATCTTTACGATAAATAGCCGAAATAGACTCATGCGTAGAACGATGCAACAAACGTCGCGTACGCTCCTCATAAATCTCTAAAGCACGACGCAACAACATTAGCTGTTCTTTGTCCATACAAAAACTCCAAAACGTGCAAAATCGCACAACACAACTATAACACAACAAAAACAAAAAAACCCGCCGAAGCGGGTTTTCCCCTACACAAATTCTCACGAATTTTGTGCAGGTTCAGAAACAACCTTAACCAACATAGGCTCAGCAGGAGCCTGAATAGCCTTAAGCAAACCTAAACGACGAGCTTCGTCATAGTTAGCATCATCTTCAACAAAAGCCATAAAAGCCTGTGGATCATTGCCAAAACGAGCACGCAACTCAGCAGGAACTCGCAAAAATTCCTCTTGAGTCTTACGAACAATATTCATAGCAGTATGAAAATCAGGAATATTAGTAAAATCACCAGACTGAGGCATCTTCACATCCTTAGGTAATTCTCCTGTAAGGCCAAACCGCCTAACGATAGTGTTTATATTAGATTCTTCCTCAGCTGACTGGATCGCCAAAGAAGGATCATCGCACAACAAAGCAGATTCATTAGAAGCTGCATCAGTATCATAGTTATATGACGAACGAAGAAAAATTTCACGTTTACGCATTTTTATTTCCTTAAAATGTTTATTAAAAGATCAAGTACAGGTTTGTACTGCTGAAACTCACGACCAATATTCCCGGCGCCTTTCGCAGCTTCAACGTCATAACCCTTAAGCTCAGTTTCTTTATTAGTCAAAGCTGTCTCCGCAGTTTGACGCAACGTATCAGCATTGATCTTAGGAATTTCTCTAAAAATTTTACGAGTAGTAGCAATAATCTGTTGATTAGTTGCTTTAATGTTATTACCTTCGTCTCGTAAATTCTCATATTGCTGACCTAAGTTCTTGATAACAGCAAAAATTTGCTCTTTAGTAGTTTGCAAATTCTCAACCTCTTGCTTAGTCTTATTAACGGTTTCATTCATTAATTTAACGTTAGCACGAGATTGAGCAGCAGAACCATAATTAGCCTCTTGCTGAGACTCTTGCAAATTCTGAGCTTGAAAAGAAGCAACAGCAGGCGAAATGGTATCTTGAAACTGAGCCGCCTGACCAGTAGGCTGTGAGCCGACACCTTGCTGATAAGCAAGCATAGGATTTAAACCCGCAGCCTGCATATCCTTAACGGTAGTCTGCCATCTGGATGCATATTGTTGAGCAGAAAAAGCATTAGCAGCAGCTGTGGAATCCGCAGCTTGCTGATTACGTCTCTCACCACCTAAAAAAGACAATCCAGCAGTAACCAGGGAGGCCGGACTAAAAGCATCCGACACTCCCTTAACAACGATTTCCTTTAAAGAAGGCATATTAGAAATGATCGATCATGCCAGGAACAGAATACAAAGGCATAGGACGAGCAGTTACACAATTAAAGAAAGAATCAAAAATAAACTGCTGACCATTAGCA